TTTTGTTTCGTAATAAATACGAATTCCATCTTCATCCCTGTACCACGCCACAGGCTCTTGTTTCATTGCTTCTATGCTCATGTGTTCTTCTCCTTGAATTAGTGGGGCTTCCTGAAACGCTGCCCCGTCACGTTCCTAACTGTCCTCTAGGGACTCGCCTTCAGGATGGCGGGGGGTTATTTCTTCTATGACAACGTGCAGTAGACCGCCCTTGATTTGAGTTCCTCGAATCATCTCAATGTGGTCTACTTGGAAGTCATCGTCAAACACTCCAGCGTGTTCTAGTGCATCTAAGACCGCTTTGATACGGTTGTCGATGTCGATTTTTCTTTTGTCTCTAGGACGCAGAATTAGTGTTAGTTTCAATTTCTTATCCCCAAATTTAGGAATGTTGTTGTCAATGACAAATTGGATGACTGCTTCTCTGAACTCTCTGCCGTTTTTGCTGATGATGGTTCTACCGCGAAAGTTGCGCCAGTAGGTGTTCATACTAGGCGGGAATGGCAGAGTAAAGCTAGTCATCAGAACGGCACGTCTCCTGCATCAACGTGTCTAACCTCTCTCGGATACTGCTGCTGTTGTTTGTTCCAGTTAGGGTCGTTGATTTTCAGATTGAAATAAGGTCCATGACCAGCATCGTTTTGCCAAGCACCAAAGGTGATTACCTCACCCCTGAACATGAACGTGCCTTTCCAGTCAGGTTCTTTATCGTTCTTCTTAAAAGCGTTCTTTGTCATCCGACCTTTCATCTCAAGTGGAACAAAGGGTGCTTTCTTGGGTTTGTCATCTGTATACATAACGTGCGTATTCCTTTCCATTTTCTTTAACCATAGTTGTAAGGATGGGATGTCCTTGTTTACGAAGATACTCGATATGTGCTGCAAGCCTGAATGAGCCATATTTTTGTAATGCGTCCATAGGAGTTAGTGAACCGATATTCTGCAAGTGGTTCAGAATATTCTCTCGTTGGCTTCCATGTCGGCTACGAACTGGGACGCTTCCGACTTTGGGTTGAGGTTTACCCCAACCTTGGCTAACTCTCCGCGTATCTTGATTTTGTCAAAAGAGCTAAAGTTATCGGTTACCGCCTTGTTTGCTTCTGCAAAGGCAGCAATCTTCTCGGTGCGTTGCTCGTCAGTTATCTTGGCTGCTTGCATGATTTTGCCGGCTAGTCCAACGTAGGCTTCTATCCACTCTTGGGGACTGCTGTAGAGGGCGTAGACCTCGCCATCGGGCTTGATGATGGGGTAGTCCCCAGTCGGCTCTTCTATGACCTCTACGGGCTTAATATCCTCAACTACGCCCATATGTTTCGGCATAGGGCTATCAAAGTCCATAACCTCTTCTGTGGCGTAGTGACCCAAGATACAAGCAGGATAGATAGAACGAACTGCTCGGCTGATAACCCTAGCTCTGAGCATATCTTCAGGGTACTTAGACCAGCCTGAACCCTCGCGGTAGATGCCAGCCTGTTTAGCCATCTCGATAGTCCATTCGACTGTCAGCGTACCGCCCTGTGGGTGCTTGAATGTCCCCTTGACCTTTTTAGGCGTTACCTCGTCCCATTGAACTGAGCCACCGCTAAGTTGGAAACGGGCAAGGATAGCCTGAGACTTCAGAGCTGGCTTGCCTTGGATGATGTCGTATTCTTGGACAACAGAGGCTGGATGCTTGTTTTCCGCTTGCGCTACAAGCATGACAGCCATAACTTGCTCTTTGGATTTGAACCCATAAAAGCCACTCTTGACAATGCTGTCAGCCATGACGGTCATGTCTGATACAGGGATGATGTTACTCATATTAGTTTCTCCAAAATAGTTAGGAATAGGTCGACAACCGATGTGGCTGCCATTACATATATTGCGACATCTTGAGTAGTCACAAGTCCCTCGCTTTCAGCATTTGGTCTGCTATTTCGTAAGCCTGTTGAGGTATTCCTGAAAATGAAACATCATTGTCAATTAAGGCTTGCATAGCCTTTGCTGCGAAATAGTCTCTCAGACTCATGCCCTTGTCATCAGAGCCAGTCTTAGGGTCACGGGGACTAGGAAATGCGTTCATCTTTAACCTTTCTGCCGGGCTTGGCTTTAGGAGTGCCGTCAATTCTCAGCCCCCATTGAGACTCTTCTAGCTTAGACAAACGCATAAGAGTGTCCTTGTACAACTCTTCTAGCATCACAATTTCACGCTCTAAGCGTTCTAATCTTTTAGTATTGAAAAACATACATTACCCCTTGTTAAGAAAACGTCTACCAGATGGATACTCACGCTTGAATTGGTTAAACAAGTCAGGCATGGATTGCTCAAAGAGTTTGGAATCAAACTTAATGCTTGGCTTTGCTGACTTCCAAGTGGCTAAGACTCTGCCGTCCAAGGTGACCAATTCGCTGTTAACCCCCATAAATTTTTGGATTTCTAGGGCTAACTTCTCTTCCTCAGCTTCCCATTTCTTAATCTCTTTCTTAGTGTAGGCAAGGGCTTGGCAAATCTGCTCCATTGATTGCGTAGCGGTTATGCTTGTCGGTGCGGATGCTGAGTAGATGAGTTTCGCTTGCTCGGTAGTCTCAGGCTCAAGCGGGAGCTTAGTCTCAACGTGCGCCCAGTACTTCGCCATATCCTTGATGAGCTGCTCCTTTTGCGCTTCCGCAATGGTGAATCTAAACACTTCAAAGTTTTGTCCACCGAATAAAACAGCCAACACAATGTCGTTGATATTGTGGACTGCCGCCTCATGGATGAGTTGCGCCATATCAGCCGCAGGGATGATGTTGGCTTCACTATCGAACTTGTTGCGTACGCTAGCGTTGTAGTTCTTGACTTCCACAAGTGTTTGCCCGTCAGTCGAGATGAAATCAAAGTGTGACTTGAGCCAAACTTCTTTCGGGTGAGTGAGCGCATAGTCTGCTTCCTTGAGTTCAATGCCTAGTTTTTGTTGAGCAAGAGTGCCGATTATGGGCTGGAGAACATGACCCATCTGCACCGCCTCAACTTCAGATAAGTCGGGGCGTTCCATGAGTCCCAGCTTTTGTAGGACAGCATCGTTGCCTCTGCCGTTGGCTGCCATGCGTGAGTCCCCAGACCACCAAGCGGAGTTGCGTATCTCTGGTGCGAATTCTGAACGGTCATTAGCCATTGCTTTTCTCCCTCAATGTGGCAATCTGGTCATCCCATTTCAAGCCATTCATGTGTTTCCAACCTTCTAACTTGTCAGCCAAGAACTTTTCGTTGCCCTTAAACAGCCGTGTGTTAAGTGCCATGTTTGCTACTATCTCCATATCAACAGCGTGTTTACGCACTTCCTCTGCGTTGCGTTGAATACCAGCTACTAGCGTAAGAATGATTGACTTGAACATATCTGGGTCTTTAGCCCTAAGAGATACTTCTGATAAAAACTTCATGTCTTCATTTGTCACGGCTACTCTCCTTAGTTAAGAAATAAACTGCTTCACCCAATGCTTGGGCAACAATCTTCGTGCTTGCGTACAGCTCGACATACTTGTCTAAATCGTCTTGCAACTGCTCAATCTTGTCGTTGAGTTCTGCCTTGGAGTTGATGCACTTCTTCAAGGCTAGTTCAAGGTTATTAGATTCGTCTTGCACTTCCCTGAGAAATTGCTTGTCTTTCTCTGCTTGTGCGAGTAGGTCTTTGATGGTGGCTCTAAGAGCCATATTGGTTTGCAACTTAGCTGGCATCTTGCACCTCCTCGGCTTGGTTGAGTTCAAAGAGCTTGCCGTCCATACCGCACTCTGCGTTAGCAACACGCATGGATTCACAGTACTGGTATTTGGCTTCGCCAGTTACGAGGTTAATAACCTCTGAGGCTTTGCAACGGTCGTAGTTCGCTATGCTGCTACTTTGTTTAGATGGAATGTGCCACTTACAGTCAGCACAGATTAGTGGTTTCATGTTTTCCCCTTTCGGATAGTTAGGAATGAGATTAGATTATAGATAGAGATTATGGGGATTAGCCATTGTATTTATTAATCGGTTTGTCCTTTCTGATAGTTTGGTTGTGGGTGGGTGTAGAGAGGCTCAATCTTAATTCCATGTTCTTTAGCCAATTCAGCCTTTTCAAGGTCATCACTCAAAACATAAGTTCCCCAAACTTCTGAAGGTATCCATCGCCACGCCACAGGCTCTTGCTCTACCTTTGGTTGTGCTTTCTTCCCATCGTAAAAGCCACTCATGTAGGCAATGGTGAGTACGTCAGACTCTTGCTCACGCTCTTTCTCTGCTACCAGTTTGGCAAAGGCTTCAATTTCTTTTGCATGAAGCAAACGCTTGTCGTTGTAGTCAGTTGGAAATCCAGCCTGTTTAGCCAGTTCAATGATTTCATCTTGTGTCATATATCCCTTTCATTTAGACAATAGTTCCCCAAGGGTGAGAAGCATCTCTCCCAAGCCCATGCGTATGCACTAGCTTCCCCATAAGGGTGCGATTCTTTCGATAGAGGTCTTGTCTCACCATGTCCCTCTGTCTTGCCCGATACCTCGCACACAGTTCGGTAGGGTTATCAACGGGGTGATGCGCTGCCCTATGTTTTCTTCCAAGCCATCCATGTAAATGCTCTGCTATCGCGTGGAGTGCGATTGAAGACGGGCAACAAAAAAGCCACTTAACCCAGAACCCCTGTCGAACCCCCGATATGTTGGGGAGGGATGCTGGCTTAAATGGCTTTGAGTTATTGCGTTCGACTGCAACGGTGCGAATCATATCAGGTTTTAATCCTTGTCAACAAGTATCAAAAAGATACAAAGCCCAATAAATACACAAAAGAGTATGACTTCTATATCAGGCATGGTTACTAGGACAATCGGGGCAATGGTTAGGTCTGTCATTACATACCCCTAAATGCTTGCACTCATAGGGGTGTTGGGGAATACGCGCAAAGGCTTCATCTTCTAGCTCTTGGTCTTCTATCTCGCGTTTGCGCCATACGGTCTTACGCATACGGCAACCGTCTTCACAGTCATTGAGACATAGGCGCGTGTGTGGGTAATGGCAATCAGTCTGGTCACGCATGGTTCTTCTCCTTGAGTTTGGCTTCGGTTATACGCACGGCATCCATTGGCAATTCCAATGCAATTTCTTGTATTTCCTCATCTGTCAGGCTTTGCCATTCAAACGGCATGATGCGTTGATATATCTCGCCATTCTTATCAAAGCCAGTTATGACTTTGCTATGGAAAATTTCTACCTTCTCAGTCATTTATATCTCCAGTCAAAATAAGGGCAATAGTAATCAGGTACACGGGAGCGTTCTGCCCCTCGCGTACTCTATCCAATAGCCTACGGGCTTCCTCTAGGGTCATTGGGGCTTTAATGGGGCTTTCCAGCCATGCTTGCGCCATGTCTCAGCCACATTAGTAGCGCGTGCTGGCGTGTAGTCAAAGTCGGGGTTAGTAATGGGCAACCTTGGGCGCGTGGGTGTGCGCGTGGGGGGAATTGGGCATAGCTTAGGGGTGAACTCTCTAGCGTCCCAATAAGCGGGGTGCAATGAGTTTTGGGGAGATTTCGTGTAGTCAATCGGCATGGTTACCTCTCAAATAAAGATTAGTAGGGTTACAGAGACAATGAAGATTAAAGCACAAATTAGGTCATCATTTGTGGGGGCATGGGTGCGCGTGTGGGGAATTCGCTCTACCTCACGGGCAATGGCGGCGGTAATGTCTTGATTCATTTGGGTGAATAGGTAACGGGTTTTCATTTGGTTATCTCCTCAACCTGTTCAATTTTCCAGTCGCCTGTTTCGCCTTCATTGTGAAAGTCTCCGCCATCAGCCGCCAAAGCTGATAGCCATGCTTGGTTTTCGTTTTCCGCTTCAATCTCTAGCGTGCAAAATGTTAAATAGCTCGCTGTTATTTTGTAGGTTTTCATGGATTACTCTCCCAATTCGACAATATGGCGGGTTTCAGCCCCGTGTTCGGTGAGCATACGATTAGCCAGCGCTGTATCACGGGTGACGAATCGAAACCCATTTGGCATAATGACTAGGTGATGCAAGTCATACTCGTATAGGTCATGCGCTTCACAAAACTGATTTAGTTCTGGCGTCATTTGAATGATAGACATAAAAGCCCCTTTGTAGGTTGGTTAGGAAATCGGTACAAAGTACCGCATAGAGGGCTTATAAAACCCTCTACACGCTATTTTTTACGCCGCTAGGGGTAAGGGTACTATCTCGGCGTTTGATTCGTCCAAGGCGTTTATGTAATCCGCCGCCTTTTGAGCTAATGCGGCGGCTTTAAATATCGCCTTTGAGTCCTCTTTTAGGACTTTTAACCAGCTTTGCAAGTATCCGGCATGGCGTAACTCGCCTTGTATGCGGTAATCTTGACAGAGGAAAGCCGCGCCCATTTCAGCAACTAATTCCTCGAAAGCATAGGCGTTATCGCCAAAGCGTTTGCCAAATACGCGCTTTTCCCTATGCTCCGCGCCCGTCCAATGTACTAACTCATGAAATACGGTTGCATAGTAATTTGACTCAGTTAAAAAGCTAGCTTTATGCGGCACGTTGATTTTGTCAACGCTTGGAGCATAAAAGGCACTATCGCCGCCATGCGTGATAACAGCGCCGGTTAGCTTGATGCGTAGCTCGGCGGCTTCAATGGCGTTAAATGGCTTTGTATCGGCGCTAGGTGCTTGGATTGTCACGCCGTCAACTTGACTAGCATTGAATACATAATATGCTTTTAGCAAGTTATAGCTTTCAATGTCGCCGGTAGCTTTATTCTCTTTTGTGACCGGCGAGTAAAAGACAATCTTAGTACCGCGCTCGCCTTTGCGTACGTTAGCGCCGATACTTTGCCATTGTTTAAAGCTAGCCCATACTGGACAATCAAAAGAGTTAACCATGCTCGACAAACCTAGAATGAGCCGGTTTACGCCTTGGTAAGGCTTTTGTGAGAGAAAGTTTTTATCGGCAGTGCTATCGGTTTTCCAAGGCTTAATCCACGGCGTAGCGCCATTTTCTAATTGCTTGATGATGCTATCGGTTACTTCTTGATAGACTGTAGACATTGTGAAACCCCTTTGTTGATAGTTAGGAAAACATAGTATAGCATGATTATATTGAACATATGAATTATGCTACCCTATACCCTATATGGCGAAAGAATCATGCCAACCTATCATAAGTTATTGATTTATATAGGTGACTATTTTTTTATACACAAGTTATCCACAATTTCTAGCGTATTATGTAGATATTTATTATGTAGATAATTAGATAAAAAAATTATGTAGTTGTATGTAGATACCTATATAATATCTATAAACAATAGTAGAACTATTGTTTATAGTATCTACATACAATATATGTAGATAATTATGGTATCTACATACTATATATATTATATATAGTAAACTATGATATGTAGATAAATGTATTATATATATTGTAATTGTCTATAAACTATCTACATAATGACAATGTAAAGAAAAGAGGGAAAGTTGACATAATATCTACTCTCCACCCTACTGCAAAAGGGGTTTATTGTGTGTGTAGCGCCATGCTATGCGGCGTACCATGCGAGCTACACGCTACTGGTAAGGGCAACGGGTAAGGCGAGAGCTAACCATGCGAGAGAGAGCGTGTGTGGACATCACTTGGGTTTGAGGGTGCTGAGGTGCGTGCCCCATTCCCCTTTCCCCCCAAAAAAAATATGTGTTTTCTGGTATGCTGATGTTTTGTCAGTTGTCCTTCTGGGCTTAAGCCATTCTTGCGAGTGGCTTTTTTTTCGCCTATACTGCCCACTATGGATATGGGGATGCAAATGATTAGTATGGAATTAACTAAAGATGTACCAGTTCCTCCTGACAAGCGGAGGTATCCGTACAAGGTGATGGATGTGGGGGACAGTTTCTTTGTTGCCGAGGGTAAGTTACAAGTGGTGTGTAACAACAACTATCGGACTGGGAAGAAGTTGGGTCGTAAATTTATCGCTCGTTGTGAAGAGCATGGTGTAAGGGTATGGAGGGTGTCGTAAGACCCCTACATTACGAAAGGAGTGAGTAATGGAGAACGGTGTAATCAATGGACACAATGCCATGATGCCTATGGCTGCTGAGGACATGAAGGCTGCGTATATGGCGCGTGTATCTCGGATGAACGCTGTAGAGCTGTTCCAAGAGCTGATGCGTGTGCATACGGAGTCTGCTCGTTTGATGCTGATGGCGCAAGAGGAGTTAGAGAAGGTGCGAAGCCAACTTGAGCAATACGAACCAATCCATTGAACAGCAGTTAAGGGAGAGTCGGATTTGGTTACAAGGTGAGATAAGGTCAGCCTTGGCTTGCAGAACTAAGAAGCAAAAGATTGCTTTAGTTGAGAGATGGAAAAGTCAGTATTCGCCCATAACTGTTCAAGAGCTACTAAATGTTGCTAGGAACAAGTCGGCTGCCGGGGACATCATTCATTGGAACTTAGATGAAATTTAACTTACAACAGTTCTATAAGTTCTGTGCCAACTTGAAGATTGAGACTAAGGAGCAAGGTCTAAGGAACATGGACCAACTTCTTGGAACTCAGACCTATGTCATGGAGGAAATCTCCTCTGGCTTGGCTAACGGGATTCACTTCTTTGTTATCTTAAAAGGGCGACAGCTAGGGATTACGACTATAAGTCTAGCCTTAGACCTTTATTGGCATTTCACTAACGCTGGTCTTGGAGGGACACTTGTTACAGACACCGAAGAAAACCGAGATATGTTCAGAGGAACACTCGGTGCATACATGGATGGACTCCCAAAAGAGTACAAAATCCCCATGCTTGCCCACAACAGAAACTCTCTGTCCCTCAAAAACAGAAGCAGAATCTTCTACCAAGTCGCTGGACTTAGAGCAAAGGGTTCTCTCGGACGAGGAAAAGGCATCACATTTCTTCACGGCACAGAAACGTCTTCTTGGGGTGACGAGGAAGGTCTGGCTTCCCTCTTAGCCTCTCTTGCCGAGACAAACCCTGAACGCCTCTACATCTTTGAATCTACCGCCCGTGGCTTCAATATGTTCCATGAGATGTATACGACTGCTAAACGGGCTAGAACTCAGAAAGCAATCTTCTGTGGTTGGTGGCGCAATGAGTTCTACTCTGCTGACCCAGACTCAGACATCTACAAAGTCTATTGGGATGGGAAGTTGACCGTAGAGGAGAAGGAATGGACAAAGGACATCAAGAAGCTCTACAACTTTGAAATCAACTCAAGACAAATGGCTTGGTGGCGTTGGAAGATGTTGGAAGGCATCAAGGACGAGAGCCTGATGTACCAAGAGTTCCCACCGACTGAGGACTATGCCTTTGTGATGACTGGCACATCCTTCTTCTCTATTGCTCGCTGTACGGATGCAGCCAAGATTTCTAAGAAGATAACCTACGACAACTACCGCTATGTCTTTGGGGCTAACTTTCAAGACACCCAAGTAGTCAAGTCAACTGAGCGCTTGGCAAGCCTTAAAGTGTGGGAAGAACCTGTGGACACCGCCTACTATGTCATAGGCGCAGACCCCGCTTACGGGTCAAGCGACTGGGCTGACCGCTTCTGTATTCAGGTCTATCGTTGCTACTCTGACGGCATGGAACAAGTCGCTGCCTTTGCTACCTCTGAACTCAACACCTACCAGTTCGCTTGGGTAATTGCTCACCTTGCTGGCGCATACAAGAACTCAACCTTGAACCTTGAGGTGAATGGTCCGGGGCAAGCGGTTATCAATGAACTACGCAACTTGAAGCGCCAAGCGGCTGCTATGGCTGGCGAGATTGGCAGACAGCTCATGGATGTCTACGGTTCAATGTCCAACTACATCTGGCGCAGAAACGACACGATGGGAGGACCATCCAACTCTATTGGCTGGCTGACAACCGTGCAGACCAAAGAGCGGATGCTCTCCTACATGAAGGATTACTTTGAGCGCGGAATGATGGCGGTCTACGACATGGAAACCCTTGAAGAGATGAAGACCATTACCAGAGAGGGCGGGTCAATAGCCGCTTCTGGTCGCAACAAGGACGATAGGGTTATTGCCTCTGCTTTGGCAAGCGCAGCCTATGCCGAGCAGTTGCAACCTCGCCTTATCAACATGAAGATTAGCCGAGCCGTCTCTAGAGCCTTAGAAGACAAGACCCCTGAAGAGGTGGCTGTCGGTCGCAATGTCTCCGAGTACCTCAAACGGATTGGCGTGTATGGAACATAAGGACTTAACCGTTGTTGCAATCTACGGCAACGGGGACGGCTCGCAAGCCATACCCGCCTTGAAGCACAGCGTTGACCAACTCTCTGGGTCATGGGGGCTACTGCTCTCTACTGAGCGCCCTGCCGACCTACCGCCAAACATTGTGTGGGAAAAGATTGGGGCGCTGTCCTATCAACAGTATTCAGTCTTTGTCATGCACAGCCTTCATTCATTCATCAAGACCGATTACTGCCTGATTGTCCAAGACGATGGTTGGGTGTTAAATGGGCAGAACTTCAAACCCAATTACTACAAGTACGACTACATTGGCGCACCTTGCCATGCAGCCATTGTCGGCAACGAATTACAACTCGGCTTTGCTTGGCGGGACAACCCAGAGCGCATAGTTATCCAAAACGGGGGATTGAGCCTGAGAAGCAAGCGTTTTTTGGAAGCGCCCAACAAGTATGGACTCACACACATCCCTGCTCTTGACCAACGCCTATGGAATGAGGATGTTCAGTTGACTGGCATCTATCGCCCTATCCTAGAAGTCTATGGATTGAAGTTTGCTCCTGAGTCTGTAGCAAAACAGTTTGCTATTGAGTACCTTGCCCCAGACTTCCATGACGATTTAGACCTGACAAACCTTTTTGGACATCACGCCTCTTCTCGCAAGTTGGTCAGCCCCAACCATGTGGTTGTTGACTCGGACTCCTTAGAGTCATACCGAGAAGCCGATGTGCTTGCACATTTTCAAAATCTTGGATACACCGTAGAGTATGTTGCTAGTAACCATACCCAAGCGTGAGCTGCTTCGCATCATCAAGCGGTTTATCAAAGACCAAAACAGAGGCATCTCTGTCAAGCTCTTTGCTGAACTCTGCGGGGTCAACAAGGAACATTTGCTCGATGTCTTCTTCTACCGCGTCCAACCCCTGACCGAATATATGCAGATTCGAGTCAGCAAAGGCTATAACTCATGGCTAAAAGGCGAAGTAGCCGTCATGCAAAACAGAGACAAGACACGGTTCGTGGAATACAGACGCGAACCAAAGCCCCGACTAGCCCGTACAACGGGATTACACCTAGTCAACGGGGAGATAAAGATTAAGGTAGGGGTGAGCAATCGTGGGGATTACTCAGGTCAGACCTTAGATGAAGCACTTGAAAGGGGATAACTATGGCTGTGCTGAAAGACTATAAATGCGACAAACACGGGTATTTTGAGAGTAGAGAACCCAAATGCCCGATGAAGAACTGCTCAGAAGAGGTGTATGTTGTCTTCTTGCAAGCACCCGGACTCATGTCCGACTCGACCAAGAAGAACGACAAAACCGTCAAACAACTGGCTATGGACTTTGACATGACTGACATCAAGTCCACACGCGAGGGCGAGAACCAAGGTGGATTCTTTACCCGCAAGAACAAGACAAGCAAAAAACAACTGCAGAAAGAAGCCAAAGAAGCAGCCGAGCGCCCAAGAGAGCCAAGACCTAGGGACGCTGCCATCTGGGGTGGCGATAGCCGTTATAGTATGAGCAATCTACTCAGAGGCAATGCGGTCAGACCAGTTCGTGATGAAGCGGTATCTATTTTGCCTAGAGATGTGGGAAATTTGACTGGACCTAAGATGGCTAGTTATACTGCCGACCATGAAAACCTAAGTCTGAAGAAATAATGCGGATACCATCCAACGAACTTCTTAGAGAACAGTTCTACCGTGACTTGATAGAAAAGTGCATGGTGTCTTTGCAAGAACGCAAGGGAGACTATTCTTCTTTGCGCTCCTTCTACCTCTTTGGCTCTGGTCCAGATGAGTCCCCGACCATCTTCAACAAAATCTATCCGCACATTGACCAGCTCACCTCTTTCCTGTACTCAGCAGAGACAACACGCTTTTCCATCAATGTCGGTGCGTCTGTTGCAGACCAAGAACACATCAAGATTCCTCGCCTAACCCTCGCCTTAAATGACGAGTGGCTGAACTCTAATGCTGACCAAGTATTTAGTTCTGCTCTGACATGGGCGCTGTGTTTCAACACCACATTCATCAAACTTGTCTACAACAACGGCATACACCCCTACATGGTCGAACCCGCCAGTATGGGTGTGCTGAGAGAAGATACGCCATACACAGACAGACAAGAAGCCATAGTCCAAACGTACTACATCACAAAGTCTGAGTTATACAACCGCTTGTATTCGCACCCTAAAAGGGAATCTATTGTCAAGCGCATCACGACTAGCGTCCATACTAAGACTGAGGACATCCCAGAAGGCGTTGACCGCATCATCATGTCGCAGTCCAACCCGACTATCTACGGCAATGTGAACCTAGACCTCTTTGGCATGAACCGCTACAAGGCGCGTGTAGCTGAAGAAACAGTCAAGATGTATGAACTCTGGGTATGGAATGACGAGATAGAAGACTATCAATGCGTCACAATGGCTGACCCAGATGTGTTTATCTACGACAGACCCGGTGCATCTATGTTCTTGAAGGGCGAGTTGCCCTTTGTGCAGATATGCCCCAACCCGCAGTTTGATTACTACTGGGGACAGTCTGAGGTGCAACGCCTGATATTCTTGCAACAGTTACGCAATAACCGCATGACCGAAATCTTAGACTTGCTCTCTAAACAAGTCTCGCCCCCAACAGCCCTGACAGGTTTTACTGGCATCTTGGATGAGAAGAACTTTGCGCTAAACCGCGCTGGTGGCTTACTGGCTACGGATATGCCAAACGCAAAGGCTGAAAGACTTGCCCCTGATATGCCCTCATCCTTGTTTGAGGTGATACATGAGGTGGACAATATGTTCTCAGAAGCCTCTGGCATCTCTTCTGTATTGCAAGGCAAAGGCGAATCTGGCGTCCGTTCTTCTGGTCACGCTTCCCAATTAGCCCGTTTAGGCTCTAGCAGAGCCAAGAAACGCGCCCTAATTGTGGAAGATTCACTCGAAAAAGTGGCTACTCTGTATCTAAAACTGATGCAAGCGTATGACAAAACCCACTTCAAGGACGAAGATGGACGGCAATTTATTGCTGAGCAGTTCACAAAAGACTATGTGGTCAAGGTTGACGCACACTCTAACTCGCCAATCTTTACAGAAGACTTGCGCCAGTTAGCCTTTAACCTATTCAAGGCTAAGGCAATCGACACAGAATCTTTGCTTGACTTGCTAGAACCTCCGATGAAACAATTGCTCAAGGACAAGTTGAAGAAGAGAGAAGCACAACAAGCCTCTCAGCCTCAACAAGAACCGCCCCAACGGGCTAAACCAGATTTGAAGGCGCTCTAATGGCAACAACACAGCAGTTGACACCCAAAGCAGACCAACCTCGCGTAACTACGGGTGAACTCGGACGCGCAGAGAGAAGTGGCGCTGGTGGACAATTGCAATACAAGAATGTTGATGTTAGAGTCAATCCAGCAGTTAAAGCACAACGCTCGATGAGAGCAATCAAACGAACTTAAGGAGTTTGTATGTACGGAAAAAAAGCAAAGCGCGGTCGTAAGTCCTGTCGCTAAGAGTTTCCCCGAAAGGGAAAAGGGGTGTGGCTTCCTTCCCCAACCAAAAGGTCGCCGCCTCTAACTATGGAGAAGACTATGCGTAAAGCACGTAAAGGTCGTAAGAGCCGCAAGTAATTAGCGGGGGTTTCGCCCCTGTTAATTGTTTGGCTTGACCACTCAAATTCCTTTCGGGGGGCTGGAATCCAAAAATGCCCTCCACTTGACAAACTACAATAGTTTGGTTTAATCCGAACTGTTGAACCGATAGAGGGCATATATGGCAGACGATAAGATGATGGAGTTGATTCGCTCACAGCAAGGTGGAGCAGGGACAACTACCCCTTCAACAACTCCAGAAGCAGCAATGTCAGATGCTTCTACTCCTCCGATGTCTTCCCCCATGTCTACGCCTGAACCCAAGATGGGAAACAAAGAAGGCGCTCTTGTTAACATAAGTATGGCAATGGATTTGATTGAACAAGCCTTGCCAAGCCTCGGTAGCGAATCTGAAGAAGGTCAAAAAGCGTTAGCCGCTATTCGCAGTCTCACAGGACTCTTAGGACCGAAGAAACAAAAAACTGGTGAATTACAGCAGTCTGAGATTATTCAGATGCTACAAAACTTGCCTCAAGCTGGTGGTGCAACGCCAGAAGGTCGTGCAATGTCTCAAGCCCCGGCTGTTCCCAACTTACCGCCAATGCCGGGCGCAGCCCCTAGCCCCATGTCAATGCCGGGTGCTGGTGGAGGCGGTGCTTCTCCTCAACCAACTCCAATGTAAGGAAAAATCATGGACTTATTTAAGCCCCGTGGCGCTAACAACCCACGCAGACCCACAGACAACAACCAACAAAATGGTGTTGTAACCAACACTCCTCGCTTCTCACAATTGGGTGGCTTGGACTCTCCAACTGCAACTGGTTCTAAGAACAAGATGCAAGTTCAAAAGCCCGGTGACGGCAAAAAAGTAATCTGAGTTAATTAGGGGATAACTATGAGTTTAGAAGATATGAGCTTTGAGCAACGCGACCAAATGGCGTTGCTAATGCGTGAGTTGTCTGACAATCCAGAGACTCGGAAAGAAATTCTGCGCTTGACCAAGAAAGTCAAGCCCGGTTTAGTCATTCCTGAGTTGGATATTGAAGAACACACTCACACGGCTGTGTCTGCTGCGAATAGACGAGTTGAAGAACTCGAAGCCAAGATGCGTGAAAAAGAGGCTCTTGAAGACCTCCAAAAACGCAGAATGAGTTTGATTAAAAAAGGCTTGATTCAAGACGAAAGCGAAATTGAACAAGTCGAAAAAATAATGCTCGACAAGGGCATTACGAATCACGAAGCGGCTGCGGAATACTGGGACTGGATGAAACAGTCTGCTGTACCCACACCGACTGGCTACAACCCAAGTGCTGTTGCAAAGTTCGACTTAGGTAAATACTATAAGAACCCAGTAATGGCAGCGAGGGATGAAGCCTCGAAAGCGCTCAATGAGTTGCGGAGAAATCCACGACCCATTGGTTTGTAAACAGGGGATATTTTTTTAGGAGATTCTTATGCCAATAGGCGGCGGTATCGTTCCAGCAACGGGTAGTACCCAATACACCGAGCTTACGTATGTAACTCGCCGGGCATTTATCCCTAAGCTGGTCGTTCAACTTTATAACTCTACGCCCTTGATGGCAGCATTGATTGCTAACAGTCAATCTGCTTCTGGTGGTGTTTCATCTGTAACCGTTCCCGTTCAGGGCGCTCAGTTTGTTAACGCTCAATGGTCTGACTACTCTGGTTCATTCAACCAGCCTTCAGTCCAACAAGGTGCTTTCAACGCTGAGTTTGACTTGAAGCTGATGATTGCTCCCGTGCCGTTCCTCGGTATGGAAGGTGCAGTTCAGCAAGACGCTGCAATCATTCCTTTGATTGAAGCCCGTATGAACGATGCAACCAACGTGATGATGGATGCAATGGCAACAGCCTTGTACACCAACAGCACAAATACACAACAATTTACAGGACTTCCTGCTGCTGTTTCTGCCTCTGGCACATACGGCAACATTAGCCGTTCTGCATACACTTGGTGGCAGTCAAAGGCTTATTCAGCCGGTAACGTCAACCCAACCCGTCAAAACATCCTCCAGTACATCTCTGGTACTGTGAAGAATGGTGCAGAAGTGCCTTCATTTGGTGTTTGCGGATTTGGAACTTGGACGCTCTTGGCTCAAGACTTTGTTGGTCAAGAACAATATGTAATCACACCTGGCAACGGTTTCGATGGTGATGCTAACGGTCCTCAAGCCGCTTTCCGCGCTTTGATGGTCGCTGGTGTGCCAATCTACCCAGACCCATACTGTCCAGAAGGTACTGTGTACTTCCTGAACACTAACTATCTCTCGCTCTACGTCCATGAGCAAGGTTCGTTCGTGTTTACAGGATTCGAGTCCACACTCCCCAACTGGCAAATTGGTTATGTTGGTGCTGTGCTGATGATTGCGGAAATGGTTTCGACCAAGCCAAAATCTATGTCAGTAGTGTCTGGTTACAACTCTTTGTCACTATAAGGAGAAACGAACCATGTCATTAAGCACGAATAAAATCATACTGTCGGGCGCACAAACCAACACGGCTGGTGCGTACTTTTTAACAACCACAGTCACGGCTGTCAGCACCGGCAACGGTACTGTTATCCCTGCTGGCGTGTATGTGATGTTCCCACAAGCAAACACTTCTGTGATTGCTTACAACGGCTCTTCTAATGCAACTGTTATGGCTGCAAATACTGGTGGCGTTGTTATCTCTGATGGTGTGAACGTCTATGCGAAAACAACTGCATCTAGCGATACTGTGACTCTGTTGGCAACCAACGGTGGTCAGAACGTCTCTAGCACTTACGCAAGTTAAGGAGAGAACATGGCTAACGCTGATTCAGTCGGTCAGTTTAATCTTGATAGCTTTAGCAATGGTCGTTTGGGTGTAGTTAAAGCAACTACGCTCAACACGGCTGGCAACGCTGTCGTTACCATTCCAATTCTGAGTGGTGGATTAACTAACGGTGGTGGTGTAGCCAATTCTGGAGGAATTATTGTTCGTAGAGTTACGTTCCAAAATTCCTCTGGTAATGTGTCTAATGCTAATGTCAGCATTTCAACTACAAGTGATGGTGCAAACCTTGTTACGGCTAACACCGTCTTGACTGCACTAAGCACTACTGGTCGTTATGTTGACATCAATGCAGCAGCACCATTCACTAGCAATGTTGTCTCTGGTAGCGTAACCCAATGCCTATATGTGAACATCAACGCTATTGCTAACAACGGCAATACTGTTGACATTTGCGTATATGGCGATGTCGTGAGCTTCTAAATCCATGCAAACCTTATATGTGACAAATAAATGGGAAAAACCCATCACCTTTTCCTACGCTTACAAGCCGTATACCTTTCCAGTCGGAGAGACGGTTGAAGCACCAGAGGAGGCGGTTTGTCACATATTTGGTCATGGTGACCCCAATAAAGAACAATACATGGCGAGGCTCGCCCTGATTAAGACGAGAAACGACATTCCTGAAGGATTGAAGATTCTCTCTAAGATTGAAATATCAGATAAGCCTCCTATGAAGAACCACTTGTTATCCCCGGTGGTTGAGCGAGTACCTCTGCCTTCCAAGAAGGTAGGGGGAAAAGTCAACTCTGAACACGATGGATAACGCATGGCTCAAACACTCCAAGGCTATATCACGCAAGTTAGATATTTGCTGCATGATGCACAAGCTAACTTCTACACTAATGACCAGCTAATCGGATATATCAATAGTGCGCGTGAGCGTGTCGTGCGCGACACAGGGTGTCTGAGAACAATCCAAGTCTCTCAAACTCCAGCTCCTCCCGTTGCGGGTGGAAGCAACCCAGTCATTTGGTCTGCTGGATTGACAGTAGCGACTAATAGTTATGTCTTCTCTAACATCTACATTTACCAAGTTGTAACTGGTGGTGTGCTTGGCACAACCTCCCCTGCCTACCCATCCGCTAACTACATCTACCCACCATCGACACCATTTACAGATGGCACGGCTACCTTGCAGTATGCAGGACCGTGTGAGGTGATTAACTACGCAGCGCTCCCTCAAGGGTTGCTGACATTAGACGTTATCAACATCAATCTGTATTGGGGAAACTCTCGGATACCCTTGCGCTATTTGCCTTGGTCTGACTTTAATGCCCAGTTGCGTTATTGGCAGAACAATGTGCAAAGACCTATTTGCTTTAGCATTTATGGTCAGTCTCAAATTTATGTCGGACCAGTCCCAGACCAAGCCTATGTGATTGATTTGGATACGGTCATCTTGCCAACAGTTATGGTTAATCTGACGGATGCAGATACCATTATTGACCCCTATGATTCTGTGGTGCAGTTCTACGCAGCGCATTTAGCCAAATACTACGAGCAGTCTTTTGGTGAAGCTGAGATTTACTTGCAGCAGTACAAGCAGAAAACCCAAGCGGTGTTGGCATCTGTCTTTACTAGAAGGATACCAACCCCGTACTCCACACCGTTCTAAGATATGGCAGCCGCAGAGCAAAAAAAATCCTATGAGGTTGTCAAACAGTTCAAGGGTGTAAACACCAAGGCGAACAGAACGGCTATTGGTGACGATGAGTTTTACTGGCTTGAGAACGCTATGCCTATTGGCTATGGCAACCTCAAGATTACGCCTACCTATTCAAATGTCGGTAGCGTTACCTTTTCCAATACAGTCACTTTCTATTGTTCAGCCAATATTGGTTTGGTTGACTATTTGCTTGCGTTTCAAGCGGATGGCTCTGCTGAGTATGTGCGCTTGGATACTAATGCCAAGGGAACGATAGCGGGTGCAGGGACTTTTAGCGGTGCAGGGGTTAACACCTCGCAATGGAAGAATGACCGAGTTCTGATTGCTGACCCTGCCAAGGGTTATTTCACTTGGGATGCCAAGGATTTAATCTTTGTTGGCTCTGTAGGACAGATTGGCGTTGTCAAGGGTGGTTCAGGTTATACCTCTGCTCCAGCAGTCATCATCTCAGCTCCCAACACATCTAATGGCGTACAGGCTACTGCTACTGCTACTATTACAGCTAATGCGGTATCTTCCATTGTCATTACAGAAGCTGGCACGGGCTATACAAGCTCACCTACCGTTACTTTTAATGGTGGCGGTGGTTCTGGTGCTAATGCCGTAGCGGGAATTACTACTTTTGCGACAGGAACAGTCTCAGTCTTAGTGACTGCTGGTGGCACAGGTTATACCAATGCGTCTAACCTGACTGTCACTATTGCTGGTGGCGGTGGCGCTAATGCTACGGCTCAGGGCATTGTTGCGGGTGGCATCGTGACCCAAGTCGTGATGACCAATGTCGGTAGTGGTTACACCAATGCTTCCAACATCACGGTAACCATAGCGGGTGGAGGCGGTTCTAACGCTACAGCCAAGGCAATCATCAATACAGAACCAGCAGTCGGCATCCAGTCGTTCTCAGGGCGTGTTTGGATAGCCAATGGACGCACAGTTACCTACTCGGCTGCGGGGTCGTATAGCGACTTTACAAGCATTTCTGCGGGTACGGTTACCCTGACTGACGCTACCTTACATGGCAACATTACTCAGCTCTTGTCGGCTAACAACTTCCTCTACATCTTTGGCGATGACTCTATCAATGTCTTCTCGGATGTGCGGGTGACCAATGCTGGAACTACGCTGTTTACAAACACTAACGTAAGTGCGTCTGTTGGAACTAAGTTGCCATACGCCATTTACCCTTATTTCAGGTCTGTTTTGTTTATGAACAACTATGGCGTTTACGCTTTGGTTGGTTCTACAACGACCAAGATTTCAGATAACCTAGATGGGGTTTTCCCTTACATTGACTTTACAAGCCCTGTTTATGCGGGTCAGGTCTTGTTGAACAACATTCTGTGCGCTGCCTTTAACTTCAAATACACGGGTGGATTGGGAGCTTCTAGCTCTAGTCGGTATATCCAAGCCATTTTCTTTGAGAAAAAGTGGTTCTTTACAAGTGCTAGTAGCGACTTGGCTTACATCACTTCTGCACCTTTGGCTGGCAAGATTAACCTCTACGGCACAAACGGCAATTCTTGTGTGCGTCTGTATTCGGATTCTTCCTCTGCAATTAACAGTTATGTGCAGACTTCTCTGAATCCCATGAAAGACCCAATTCGGACTAAGCAAGCGCTCAAAGTTGGGGTCGAAGCTACCTTGACTAGCGGAACAGAGATTACGGTGACGGTTGACTCAGAAGTTGGGTCAAGTTTGCCTGTGCTACTTGGAGAATTAGTCACTTGGGTGAATAATCTCAGTAATGTAATTTCTTGGGTGAACGGCAGTTCTACAGTAATTACTTGGTATGGCGGTGGAGGGTATACCCTATACAAGACTGATGCAAGACAATGGGGTAAGTATTTGGGTATGACCGTCACATCGACTGGTCCAAATTTTGTAATCAATGGGTTCGAGTACGAACACGAATTAAGAGTGAGGTTCTAAATGGCAGTTCCATATACCTTTGGTAGCGCAACAACAAGTATTCCTCTGTCTCAATTAGACAGTAACTTTGCTACAACCATAACGCTTGGCAACACAGCTATTCAGTTAGGTAACACCGTTACTACGCTAAACAACATGACATTAGCTAATGTGACCATAACTAGTGGTACAAGCAATATTGTTGCGACATCTATTGCTAATGGCACATCTAATGTGACTATTGCATCTTCTAATGGCAACATTAGTATGTCTACTAATAATATTAAAGCAGTAACCATAGATACATCACAAAATGTAAATATTGCACAAGCAATCCTTTTGGCTTATAGCTCAAGTATTCAATACGCAACCGATGGAGCATTAACTAATTACGCATCAAATAATGGTGTATACATAAATGGTAATGCTGGTGGATTTTTACAAATAGCGGGTGATGGAACACAAGCCTCAAAAATTGCTATACAAGGCTCTTCTGCTGCAACTCCAAACATAATTCAATTTTCTACGGCATCTTCTGAACGTGCGCGTATCACTTCTGGGGGTAATTTTTGTGTTTTAGGAACAGATACTCTTGCAACTTTGTATGTTCAAAATACAGGTTCTGCTGGTTGTCCTAGCGTTGGAGTATTAGGTCAACCTCAAGCTGGTTTATATCTTAGAAGACAAACCTCTGGAGATACAAATACAAATGCCACATTTTGTATTGGTGTTGATGACACAGCTGGCGCTGGAGGACAACCAACTTTAACTGTTGGTATCAATACAGGAGGTGTTGGAGCATTACCAAGAAATATCAGTAATGGAGTTAAATTAACTTACAACGCTACTGCTTGGGCTTCAAATTCAGATAAAACTTTAAAAGATATTACATCTTATATAACTGACGGTCTAAATGCTATTGACCAAATTAAACCTATTAAATTTACATGGAAATCTGATGAAAGTAAATTTCCTTGTGTAGGTGTTATTGCTCAAGATGTTCAAAAAGTTATTCCAGAGGCTGTTGCGGTAGACAATCCAGAAACAGGCACTTTGTTAGTTAAATATACAGAGTTAATTCCTCATTTGATTGCATCAATCAAAGAATTAAAATCTATTGTTGATTTACAAGCCACAGAAATTTCAGAACTAAAAGCAAAGGTGGGTGTGTAATGGGACTTAATGCCTTTACTAAAACTGGCAACACCGTTGCATTTGTTGCAAATGTGGCTGCACCAACGGCTGTTCAATGCTTGTCCACTACGATTGGTGGCAACCAATACCGCATCATTAACTCTGGCTCTGTTGTCGTATTCCTTGGTTACGGCACAAGCGCAAGTGATGCTGCCAACAACTGTGCGGTTGTATCGACTACAGGACCATCCTTCCCGCTACTTGCTGGAACTGATGAGATTCTTACTTTTGTGCCAAACGCTTACTTTACGGGCATTACGGCTAGTGGCAACGCCACTATCTATATCACGCCCGGTGATGGGCTTTGAACTAAAGTATTACACCATGATTTATAGCCCAAATGTTCAATATGGAGTTGATTGTGATGTTGCTGGCATAGCCACGTCACAACAAGTTTCATATCTTGGGCGTATGAAGAGTGGTGTGCTTGCCCAGTTTCTCCGCAAACAAAGCATGGCTCTTTTTGGATTTTTCCCGTCCTCAATGCGTGTCGAACAGCATTTTTTGCAGATTCTCTTGTTGGGTCACGCTTGTACCGCTTGGCTGACAACTTGCCTTTCTCGCTTTGTTTGTACCTTTTTTTGTTTTCTGGGTACTGTTTCTCTCTCTTCCTTGCTTCTTTTCCAGATTCTGTTTTTCTATACTCTTGGTTCTTTTTCTGTACGCAAATTTTGCATTGCTTTAAAAGACCATCGGGCATACCTCGGTTTCGGAAAAATTCAGTCAAAGGCTTGGCTTGCTGACAGCAGTTACAAGTTTTCATTTGCGCCCCTTAAGTTAATGCGGGACGGAGTATAACATATGTTAAAGACAGTAGTAACAGTTGGCGGTAGTGGAACAAACGGCACGGTAACCAATATTGCCACAGGCACGGGGCTTACTGGTGGTCCTATTACGACCACGGGAACTATCTCGCTTGCCAATACTGCTGTTACTGCTGGCTCTTATGGAACTGCAAGCCAAGTCTCTCAGGTAACCATCAATGCACAGGGTCAGATTACTAACGCTGTAAACGTAGCCATTGCTATTGCTAACTCTGCCGTGTCAGGGCTTGGCACGATGTCAACTCAAAATTCAAATAATGTCACTATTACTGGTGGCAATATTTCTGCCAACCTAACAGGCTCAACAATTCCCTCTGGAAATGTGACTGGTTTGGGAACGATGGCTACGCAGAACGCCAATGCGGTGGCTATCACGGGTGGCAACGTAGTGGCTAACGTGACTGTGACCAATACAACCGCAGCAAGTGCAACTTACCAAACATCTAGCTTGCCTCTTGTCCCTGCTGGATACATCCAAATTCAGTTAGCCAACGCTACTGTTGTCAAAGTCCCTTACTACGCTTCATAAACATGGAATTTCAAGTCATTTTTAACTTAATTGGTGGTGCAGTTCTGGTCGCAGTTGGCTGGTGGTGCAAAGAGATTTGGGATTCTGTAAAGAAACTCAAGGATGACATTCAGGCTATCGAGGTTGATTTGCCTAAGAACTATGTCAGCAAGTCTGATATTGACTCACGCTTAGACAAGATTGACCAAGTGCTTGAGCGCATCTTTGACAAGCTAGATGGAAAGGCAGACAAGTGAACTTTGACACCTTGTCAGTTGTAGAGTACGGCAACAATGACTCTTTGCAGGAGTTTTTGTTCGAGAACGGCTTACAACACAAGTTATTTCAGCAAACCTTTATGGATGCTGGCATAAGTGTGCCAATTTTCCCTTTAATTGACGCTGAAACCTCTAATTTAGATGACTGGTTATTAGCTCATCAGGTCGAACATCAAGCCTTTTCTAGCCTCTTAGAACTGAATAATCCCTTCAATATGTTGGATGTGGACTTCAATAATGAGTCAGATTTCTATGACTGGGTAGCCAGCCATTTGTACATTCACCAACAGATAGCTGCGTCCCTCAACCTGAGTTCTTGATTATGAATACACTTCCCCCGCCCCAAAAAAAATCAGGTTTTTCAGAACAACCTTCGGGACAACAAGTCAAGCAAATGATTGTTGATGGTATCCAATCTCAGAAAATAAACCCAACACAAGTAGTTCAGCTTGGTCAAATGGCTCAAGCAACTATCAAAGACCCTGCTCTTTATGAAATGCTTAAACAACAAACTATCCAAGCGGGGGTGTTGGATGATGCTGATTTTGGCAAAGGTGTTAACTACCAACTTTTAGCAACTATGGTTGCTGTTGGAAAAGTTGCAGAAAAAATGGCTGGAGGTATGTGATGGGATGGCTTAGTAAAATTGTTAAACAAGTAGCTCCCTATGCACCAGTCATTGTTGCTATTGTTGCGCCAGAGATAATTCCTATTATTGGTGAAGCACTAGGCGCATCTGCGGGTGCTGGCGCTAGTGCTGCTGGCTCTGCTGCTATAGCGGGAGGCACAACCTTGGCTACTGGGGGGACTCCAGAACAAGCGGCTAAGTCGGCTGCTGGGGCTGGCGTGGCAAGTGGCATAACTTCTGAATTGACATCATCTGGAACAAGTAAACCAGTTGCTACGGGAATTGGTCAAACTGGCGGTGCATTGGTGACTGGAGCAAAACCAGAAGAGGCTGTCAAAAGAGGTGTTATTTCTGGTGGAGTTGAGGCGGCATTTGGAAGCCCTGAGAAAGATGCAACAACAGCAGATAGAGCGTTATCTGCGGTAGAAAAAGGCGTAGCAACAAAAACTTTATCAGACTTGTTTGCTCCGACTACTCAATATAGGTCTGCTCAAACTGTTGGCGGTGGTGCAACTCCCGTTCCAACAAGCGTGACTACAACTGGGGCTGGACAAGCGCCCGGTTCACAGGCATTGGCTCAAGCGTTGAGGATTGGTGACCCCGGTGCGCCAATATTCGGTGGTGACAAGGAAGACAAGGGTAAACAGTCGGGTTGGAACGTGGAATCCCTAAGATATATGGGTCAGGAGGAAAAATGAAAAAGATTGCTAAACTGCTTAAAGCAGACTTTAACGAGTCTAGTGACTTGGCTTCTATTGCCGCTATGTTGGCTGGCAAAGGTCGTGGCAACGACACTCTCCTTGCTCACATTACTCCTAAAGAGGCTGAAATCCTCAAGGCTGCCGGCGGTTCAGGCACGATTAACCCTGATACTGGCTTGCTAGAGTTTTTTGACGGGGAAGGTAGTTATGTTCCTGACTTTGGTTATGGTCAAGAGGGTGATATATCCACAACTCAAGGCGTTAGCCCTGAAACAGGACAGATTTACACCGTAGAACCTCCTTCTGGCGGTGATGTAGCTCCAGTTTATATCCCCCAAACACGCGATGAAATAAGTCAAGCGCAAGACGTTATGTTCGCTGGACCGAGCGCTGGAGTGCCTCAAGGACAGGCGTTGCCAACTGGCGAAGGCGCTGCTTTCTCGCCTACTGGTGTGCCATATACGCCTAGAGATTTGGCAAGAATAGCTACGGACAGAGCGCCTCTTTCTCAAGCTCCAACAGCCGTTACCCCGCCCCAAGAAAAATCGTTTTTTGACAAGATGTCAACGCAAGACATGGTTCGCCTTGGACTGGCTGGCGGTCTAGGACTCTATGGCGCAACGCAAGCCAAGAAGGGCGCAAAGCAAGCAGAGCAAGTAGCAGCACAGCAACGCGCTATTGGCGCACCTTACCAAGCCAAAGGAACAGAACTACAACGTGCTGCACAAGCTGGAGAACTAACCCCGACAGGACAGCAGTCGTTGCAAGCCTTACAAGCCCGTCTAGCGCAAGGCGTTGAGTCTCGCGGTGGCGTGGGTGCGGCTCAAGCGGCAGCACAGGCAGAAGCCTACCGTCAACAGTTGTTGGCTCAACAGTACAACCTCGGATTACAAGTCAGTAATATTGGTGACCAAATTGCTCTTGGTGCTATTAAGACTGGGCTTGCAGCAGACCAAGCATTGAACCAAGCAAGCGCTAACTTCTATACTAACTTGGCTGCAATTGGTGCTGGTATTCCAATAGCGAGGACTGCGTAATGGCTGAACAAACACCCGAACAAGCTGCTCTGATTGAGCAACCAAAGGCTTTTACTGTAAAGCCTCCACCTGAACTTGCTGGTCTGTCTACACAGATTGGCGGTGGTGTGCCGGGTGTACCTGAAGATTATGCGGCTGCACGGGCTAAGTTTAAGAAACCTACGGATGTTTCTACTGAACAAGCCAGAATGTTGCAACAGCAAGGCAAGCTAGAGCAAAACATTGGCATGGCAACACAAGCCAAGGAGCAATACCTCGCAGAAGCCAAAGCAGACATTGCAACGCAAGAGCGTCAGGCTGCACAAAAGATTGAGGCTGATTTAGACGCTACTCGCAAGAAATTTCCTTATCCTGAGTTTCATCCAACCAAAGACAACATTGAGTCTTTGTCTACCCTTTTCGGTTTGATTGGCGTTATTGGCGCTGCCTTGGGTGGCTCTGGAAAGATGTCGGCTACTGCATCATTGAACGCCATGGGCGGGATGATGAAAGGCTGGCAACAAGGCAGAGCAGACCTTTGGAAGAAGGAAAAAGAAGAGTTTGACAAGGGTATGCAAAAGGTTAAAGCAGTTCTAGAAGATGCTTACCGTGATGCAGACCGCGCCATGAAAACGCTTGCCTACAACCGTCAGGAAGCTGAGGCTCTGGCTACTCAGTCGGCAGCCAAGCTAGGCGGTCAAGTTGGCAAACAGATTCTTGCTAAACAGGGTGTTGAGCGTTATTTCACATTTCTTGATAATGTTAAAAAGGACTTAACAGAAGCCGAAAAACGCGCTTTTGAAAGAGAAAAGTTTGGTGCAGAGCAAGCGCAACGTGAGCGTCAGTTTCAATTACAAGAGCGCAGAATTGCTTTGCAAGAGAAAAAAGCTGACCTAGAAGCAAAAAAGAAAACTGATACAGGCGAGATACCTAAAGACGCTAAAACTAAAGAAGAGTATCGCGCTCGTTATGAGATTGTTAAAAACATTGAAGACATCCAATCATTGTTGGAAGACCCTAAGTACAGAGGACTTATTACTCCTGCCACTAAATTTACGCCAGATGTTATTAACAACTTGAGAGCAAACTTTCCTGAGTTGTCTCAAAAACTTGCGCGTATTCAAGCAATTGAGTTCCAAATTGGCGGTAAGGCTCTTACGGCTAAAGAACAAGAAATTTTGTCACCTATTTATGCTTGGAAAGGCTTGACTGCTGATGCCCTAAAGTCTCGGATTTCTGGCGTGAAAGAAAATTTACAAGACGTAAATAATATGACTGAGGTGTATTACCCCGGTTTGAAGCGGATTCACGGTGAATGGGACAGACTCTATGAACAAAAAGGCAAAGTACCTGAAGTTCCTAGTTCTGGAGGCGGTGATATTGAGGCTCAAGCTAAAAAGTCTTTTGGCTCTTATGAACCAGATAAATATGAATACGGCTATGAAAATGGCAAGTTTTATCGGGACAAAAAATAATGGCACGAGAATACGCACCTGACGAACCCGTTACAAAACAACGGGAATACGCGCCTGAACCTACTGCGCCAAAAGATGACCTTTACGAAAAGGTGTCTGGTCAGTTGCGGGAGGTTTTGCCCGTGCAAGAAGGTCGGCAACGAGTTGTTGGTCCTATGTTGGCTGCTGGCGCTGGTGAGTTAGCCCGTGGCGTTGGTGCAGCTACTCAATTGGTTGCGCCCGAAACAGGCAAAAAGATTAGCGATGTTGGTCGTGCTGTTGTGGATGTCACCAAAGAGCGTTATCCAATTACAGGAACTCTTGGTCAATTTGGCTCTTACATTTACCCTTACAAAGCAGCAGAAACGGCTGTAACCAAGGTTTTGCCTCGCACAGGAATATTGGGGCGTGAGGCGCAGATTGCTGGCGCTGCTGGCGGTATAACTGGTGCTGCAACAACTGAAGGCGATTTAGTTGACCGTGCTTTTGGCGGTGCGCTTGGCACGTCTTTAGGAATTGCTGGCACATACGGTGCTGCGCTTGCAACAAAAGGCTATCAATATACCAAGGATGTTTTGCAAAAAGCATTTGGCGGTGATGCCAAGCGTATGGCTAATGCTTTGAGGGATTACGCTTCTAAGCGTTCTGGCGCGGAAGCAGAGGCGGCTCAAAAAATGGCTACTGAGGCAGAGCAAAAGGCTGGTATGGCTGAGACTGCTGAACAAAAGGCTGCTCGCCAACAAGAACTGGCATACCGCGAATTACCCGGCACAAAGACCGAGAAAGAAGCTGGTCGGTTCAAAGCCGTGCCAACTTCAGAGCAAGCGGTTGGTGACCGTATTCGTGGCTATGTAGACAAGGTTTTTAAAGACTTGAAAGCAGTTCGCGCAAGAAACGCTGAAAAGTTAAAAGGCGAGGCTTTTGGTGATGCTTTGACAAAAGAACAGGCAGGACAAAAGATTGCTGACACCCCTGCTTATCAAAGACTTCAGCAGTCGGTTAGAAACGAGATAAGAACACCAGAGGGTCTTGTTAGCGCCCCCGGTTCTACTGGCTCAAAGCTAAAAGAGTTAGACAATATTCTTAAAGGCACAGCATTAGACGAATCCACAGGCGTTGTTGTATCTAATGATTTGAGCTTTCAGGGCATGGAGCGTTTGCGGAGACAATTAAATGACCGTGCTTATGGCTTCCCTGAGACTGGATTTGACGCATTGAGTCAACAAGAAGCTGGTAAATACGCCAAGATGATTTCAGAGGCAATGGAAGAGTTTTCTCCTAAGATTAAAACTTTCCTCAACCAATACAAAGCTGATTCTGAACCTTTGCAAGTTTTTCAAACTAAAACGGGAAAAATCTTTGAAGAGCAGTTGCCCGGTGTCAAAGGCTATTCCAAAGTTGCATCCGAAAACATCCCTAGCAAAGTGTTTCAAAACAGAGAGTCTTATCAAGGTTTGATTGAGGCTTTGGGTGGAAACAAGGCTTTTGCTGAGAATGAAGCGCGTAAATACTTTGCTGGTCAAATGGAAAAACTGGCTGGTGACCCGAAGAAGCTAGAAGCCTTTATCCGCGATAACCGAACCATGCTCAACCTAACTAATGCTCGTGATATGGCTGAGAGCTACATTGCTCGTGCGTCAGCATTTGCCAAGCGTGGCGAAGCTGCCAAGACCCGTGCTGGAGAAGAGAGAGGCATTGCAACAAAGCAAGCAGAGCTAGCCAAAGACTTTGCCAAATTAGAGTCAGACTTAATAACTGCCCAGACTCCGCAAGAAATTGCAGGGTTGCATGAAAACCTTGCTAAGAAACTTCTTAGTGAAGGAACAATCAATCAACAGCAATACCGCACCATGCTTCAGGAAGCGACTCGCGTGTTGCAGACGGTCAAAGATACGGCTCAAGCCAAGCAACAACTATTAGGATTGACTTGGCGCGGTGTGGGAGGGGGTGCATTAGGCGCAGTCACTTACATGGGCATTAAGAAATTTGGAGAATAAATATGCCACTAGCAAAAGGTACTAGCAGAAAGACTCTCAGCAAGAACATCCGCAAGATGATGCGTGAGGGCTATCCGCAGAAACAGGCGGTAGCAGCATCCTTGTCTAGCGCTCGTAAGTCTAAGAAGGCAAAGCGAGGAAAGCGTGGCTAAGAAGCAAAAAGGGATAAACCCCGACCTAGAGGAAGCCATCTCTACGATGCTCAAGGCGGTGATGCTAGACCCTACGGCAAGCATTACAGACAAGACCAAGGTGATTGACCGCGCTCTGAAACTAGAAGCCATCAAGCTCAAGATGTCGGATGACGAGTGGGGTTCAGGCTTTGGCGCTGTTGATGAAGAAGATGAGTAAGGTTAGACTATGACTTCAATCAACTACTTTGGGGATAAATATGGACGGCATAGCTTTAGTGCGCTTGGCTTTAGGCGTTATCACAGACA